GAAACTGCAAGAGGAAATGATACTATCGGGTATTGCTTCTGACGAAGCTGATAATCAAACTGCTCTAGTATTTTCAATGATGCAAAGAGCCATAAAGGGAAACGTAACAGCTGCGCAATTCATTGCCAATATCACCGGCAGCACCGCAATGACAGAGGCTGAACGTGAAAAGATAAAGCTTGAAAAGAAGCGGTTGAAAATGGAAGAGCAACAGTTGATCGGACAAGATGCGTGCATTGATGAGATTCAATTAAAGAAAGATGCGATTTCCGGTATTGCCGCACAGTTGAAACCGATAAGCGATGACGAGGTAATGAATGATGAGTGAGCCAATGCTTTTATTATCACCAAAATTTAAAGATTTTTTGACGGTTGATGCTGAAAAAGAATTTCTTGAAGGTGTTACAGCTTGCGGAAAAACAACGGTAGGCATTTTTAAATTTATGTGCAAAGTTGCCAACAGTGAAAAACGCTTCCATATCATAGCTGGTGCCGATTTAGGAACTGTTGAAAAAAATGTGATCAACGGTGAAAGGATGTTATTGGATCAATTTGATGCTATAGCTGAATATTATCCTTCAGGAAAACGAAAAATCAGACTTCCACATATTGAATATCAAACAAACAAAGGGATAAAAATTATATACATATGCGGTTATGACAATAAAAAGCGATGGCAAAAGGTCCTAGGCGGACAAGTTGGATGTGTTTACATTGATGAAGTAAATATAGCTGATATGGAATTTATGCGTGAGGTATCGCATCGATGCGAATACATGATGACAACATCGAATCCCGATGACCCTTCCTTACCTGTTTATGATGAGTTTCTTAACAGAAGCAGACCGTTAAAAAGGTATGTAAACGATTATCCCAACGAACTACTGGAAATGCTGAATCAAAAATCAGAACGAAAATGGATACATTGGTATTTTAATTTCAATGATAACGCAGCGCTAACACAAGAGGAAATAGAGCGAAAGAAAAGAGCGATTGCACCCGGTACTAAGATGTACAAAAACAAGATTTTAGGCTTACGCGGTAGAGCGACAGGACTTATATTCCCTAACTTTGATCGAAAGAAAAACATTATAAGCGAAAAGAAAGCCAAAGATTTTAAGTATCGTTATTACAGCGTTGGAGTCGATACTGCATACTCACAACGTAGTCCTGATACAATTGCCTTGATATTTTTGGGAATTACAGCGTGTGGAAAATGTATTGCATTGAGTGAGGAAATATACAATAACGCTGATTTAGATAAACCGTTAGCCCCCAGTGATGTTGTTAAAAGATTGATAGATTTTTTAGAGAGAAACAGAAGTAAATGGGGATATGCGAAAAACATATTTGTCGATAATGCAGATCAGGCAACGCTTACAGAGTTATACAAATATAAGCGGTCGCATCCTTGCTTTTATACATTCAATGAAGCTTGGAAACAAACAACGATCATCGATCGAATACATATGCAGCAAGGATGGATATATCACGTGAATTATTTAGTGGTAGATTCATGCCACGAACATATAAAAGAATTGGAAACATATAGTTGGCAAGAGGATAAATATGAACCCGAGGATAGAAATGACCATACAATAAATGCCAGTCAATACGGATGGTTACCTTTCGTCGGTTACATAAAAACGGAGGATTAGATATGAGTATTGCAGAAAAAGTAAAAGATAAAATCAGAGGATGGCTTGAAATAACACCAGCACAACAAACGATATACAGTCTTGAAGAAACATTCAATTTTGAAACGAATGCAATTAAAAACAGGATATGGATGCGAGGAGACCCTGAGGAATTGGAGAGTTTTTATAAACAATTAGCTAGAGATAATTCATATTTTTGGGCTGCGGCACCACGTATCAAAATACGTAAAATTCATTCCGGACTCCCTTCATTAATGGTGCAGACTTTAACCGATATTGTGATAAGAGATTTTAACGGAATTAAGGTAGAGAAATCGGGAGCGTTGTGGAAAGAGATAGAAGCTGATAATAAATTAACGGAAATATTACGCAAAGCAATCAAAGAAGCACTGTTTATCGGAGACGGCGCTTTTAAAATATCATTCAACAGTGCAATCTCTGAATATCCGATCATTGAATTTGTACCCGGTGATAAAGTTGATATTATCTATCGAAACGGTCGTTTCTTCGAATGCGTTTTTAAAACAGAATATAAGCATAATCAAAAAAGATATATGCTATACGAACATTATGGTTTTGGATATATAAAAAACGTTTTAACTGAATGGGGTAAAGATGAGCCGTTACCTCTGAACGCGTTACCTTATACAGAAATGCTGTCAGATTTTGGTTTTAATGGCTATAGCGAAACCGATAGCGGTGTTACCTACGGGAAATTCTGCATGGCTACTCCATTTAAAATTAAAGACAGTACAAAATGGGATTATCGGGGAGAGAGCATCTTTGATAAAAAAACTTCTTCTTTTGATGCGTTTGATGAGGTAATCAGTCAATGGAGTGATGCAGTAAGGGCAAGCAGACCGAAACAATATATTCCTGACAAAATGATTCCTAGAGATCCTCAAACAGGAGAGATGTTAAATTTCAATCAATATGATGATAGATTCTTAACCATAGATGGCGCATTCAAGGAAAATGCACAAGATAAGATCGAGGTAACACAACCGACAATACCTTCGGAAAATTATCTGCAATCTTATATATCGTTCCTCGACATTTGTTTACAGGGCGTTATATCACCGTCTACGCTAGGCATTGATACAAAGAAAATGGATAATGCAGAAGCGCAAAGAGAGAAGGAAAAAACTACCCTCTATACACGCAATATCATTATAGAAGCAGTACAAAATACTTTACCGTTATTGATCAATAACGTGTTAAAAGCAAATGATGAATATCACACACAAAAAAGCGGTGATGATGTTGAGGTAACGGTTGAATTTGGAGAGTATGCTTCACCATCATTTGAAGCAGCTGTTGAAACAGTCTCCAAAGCAAGAGCCGGTTCAGCTGTAATGTCGATAGAAGCAGCGGTGGATGAATTATACGGAGACACAAAAGAAGATAAATGGAAGCAAGAAGAAATAACGCGATTGAAAGAAGAATTGGGATTTGTTGAAAAGGAAGAGCCTACGATTAATGAATTTGATGATTTAGAAGGCATCGCACCGACAGAAGATGACTATGTGCAAGGTGAAGATGAATGAGTAAGAAAGAAGATGAGAAGAAACGAGATGATCCATATGCATTAAGAGACATATTCTCTGAAATGGAGATGGATTTGATTCGTTCTTTTCAAAGGAATTTCACAAAGCATGAAATTGATGAAATCAATACAGGCTTTTCTTGGGAAATGTGGCAGATAGCAATGTTGCGTAATATAAATGAATACCATCGACAAAACAAAGAAATTATCGGCGATTATCGCCCTGCAGTAAAAGAAGCAATCAAAGAGGTGTTGAATCACTCTTATCAAACAGGTAAAAAAAGAGTCGAAAAACAAGTTGAACAAGTGCAAATTCAACTTAATTCAGGCTCTTTTTCTTTTCCGCAAGACAATAAGAATGTCGGAGAAATAGGTAAGATACCCCCACAAGAAAAAAACTTCTTTAAGGTCAATGAAAAGAAAATGGATGCCTTGATCAAAAGCACAACTGATGATTTTGAAGATGTTACACATGCAGTATATCGAAGAATGGATGATATATACAGGCAAGTAATACATGGAACAGAAATCCAAATGACTACAGGAGCAAGCACATTGTATCAAGCAGTGGATAAGGCTTGTGAAAAGTTTTTTGCGAAAGGTATTGATAGCATCATTTATAAGAACGGCGCTCATGTGAACATTGCCTCTTACGCAGAAATGGCATTGCGTACAGCAAGTCACAGAGCCACTTTGTTGGGCGAAGGAACAGTCAGAGATAAATATAACAACCATCTTGTTTTTGTTTCAGCACACGCTAATTGTTGCCGCCTATGCGAGCCTTGGCAAGGTAAGATATTGATAGATGACGTATTCAGTCACCCAAGTGATGATTATATAAAAAAATACAAAACAAAGTATAAACTGTTATCAGATGCAATCAAGGCGGGTTTGTTGCACCCTAATTGTCGGCATACGCTTGCAACATGGTTTGAAGGCATATCAAGGCTACCTGAACCAGTAGATAAAGAAACAGCACTCAAAAACTATGATACAGAGCAAAAGCAAAGGAAGCTTGAAAATGCGATAAGAAAAGCAAAAAGGCAATATGCAGGGACGTGCGACACTGAAAATAAAGCAGAAGCTAAAAAGAAATTAAGGCAGTTACAGGCACGGTTAAGGAAGCATTTAAAGGATCATCCTGATCTTAAACAGAATAGATGGCGTGAACAAAATCATTATAATGACGCTGTAAAACTAAGTAACGGAATGTCTAAATCAAATGATTCTGATTTAAAGAGCAAGTTTGTTGAGCAAATAAAAAACATGAATGAAGTTGACAAATACATAAAAAAGTATGAAAATAAAATACAAGATGAATCGATAGAACACGCTTATGTAATTCATGAGAATGGGAAAGTAATGGGATATATAGGTGATAATAAAGGTGTTAAAATACCTGTCGACGGTATAGAGAATGCAATTATCACACATAACCATCCTGTTGATCCCGATATAGATGCCAATTGTTTTGGGGCTGATGATTTTAGGTATTTACAACAATGTGGTTTAAAGATATCTAGATTAAGAGCGACCTATGGAAATATTAGATATGAAGTGAAAGTTTTAAAGGACTTATCGCAGTTATCGTTTTCTGAATACCGCAATAGAGGTAGTGCATTGTTGGATATTACTGCCGATTATATTGATATGGAAGAAAATGCATATTTATTACTTGCTGAGGAGGGATATATTGAATACACTAAAACCAAAACAGAAGTTAAATAAGAAACAACAAGAGATATGGGATGAATGGGTGTTGAAAGACCGAGAAATATTGAACGAATTTAATAATCTTAGCTTGGGACAATTGAGTAATGACTTGGTACGAAAACAAAAGATGCTACAAAAGAAGTATCTTAAAATGCTTAGAGAAGCAGTGGATTAGGCACTCATAAACGAGTGCTTTTTTATTGGAGGTATAAATGAAGGAAGCGAATAGAGCACAGAAGAAACTCATGACAGAACTTGACTATAAAATAAACGAGCATTACAAAACACACGAAGATGAAAATGATGAACTATATCGAATGCAAGCACATTATCATAAGAAGATTAAGAAAGCAGGCAAGTAAAAGCCTGTTTTTAATTTAAAGGAGTGATGAAAGTGAATGATCCGCCGCTAGACAATCATTTACAGCCCAACCATGATAAGGCTATAAACTGTGCATGTCCGTTAAGGATAGGGGAGTACACCCGAATAAACAGGAGGAATTATACATCATGAAAAAAAATTTAAGATTTCCGTTAAACATCCAAACCTTTGCGGAAGGCGAAGGAGATGGCGGATCTCAACAAAGTGCAGCACAGAATAGTGATACTGCATCAGTTGATTATGACAAACTGGCAGAGGTAGTTTCTAAACGCTCAGCTGGTACAGAGGATAAGGTGTTACAAGGCTATTTTAAACAGCAAGGATTAACACCTGATCAAGCTAACGAAGCAATCGGGCAGTATAAACAGGCGCAAATCAATAAGCAGCAAGCAGAACAAGAACGTATTTCCAATATGGAATTAGAAAACAAGAATTTGAAAGCACAAATTCTTAATGCGGAAATTGATAAAAAGATTGCGGAATTAGCAGGTACAATGGGATTGCAAACAGAAAAGGTACCGTTTCTTTGTAAACTCATTGACAGAACAAATGCAACAGGAAATGATGGTAAGTTGATTGATGATAATATCAAAACAGCCGTCGAGACAGTTGTAAAAGCATTCCCTGATTTTAAATCAACACAACAATCCGGTGGATTTCAACAAATCGGCAGTACACAGCAGGGAAGCAGCGGAGGCAGTGTAGAGGATACACTGGATTCTATTTTTGGAGTAAATAAAAATAAGGAGGCTTAATTATGGCAGAATTAAACTATGTAACACAATTTTTACCACGTATTATCTCAATGTATGGACATTTATTGATGTCTGATGAACTATACCAAAGTAACTCAGATATTAATATTATCAACACGAAAGACATCCGTTTACCGAAAATCACGGTATCCGGTTATAAGGACCACAATCGCAAGTCTTTATCTTTCAATACAGGCACTTACGGTAATGACTGGGAGACCAAGACGCTAGATCATGATCGAGACATCGAATTCGCGATTGATCCAATGGACGTTGATGAAACAAATCAGATTGCATCTATTGCAAACTATCAAGTGCGCTTTGAAAAGACGCAGGCTATTCCTGAACTGGACTGCTATACTTTTTCCAAACTGTATGCAGAGGCAAAGCGAGTCGGCGCAACTATCAAAAACGATACTTTAACTGCAGCAAATGTTTTAGCAGATTTCGATGCTAATATTGAAGCTATGGAAGAGGCAGGAGTGCCGCTGGAGCGAGTGATTATGTACTGTACTCCTAAATTTAAAACATTGCTGAAAAAGGCAGAAGGCATTCAGAGAACTTTGGAAATTTCAGGAGGAAACGGCATTGATCGTCGTGTTCGTTCCTTGGACGATATTAGCAAAATTAAAACTGTACCTTCCGCAAGATTAAAAACAGCATTTGATTTTACAGAAGGTTATTCTGTTGCTTCTACCGGAAAACAGATCAATTATATTTTAATCGATCCGGAAGCGCAGGTGTCTCGTGTGAAATATTCCTATATTAAAACTTTCACTCCGGGGCATGACAGCCGTACAGCTGACAAGTATTTGTATCAGAATCGACGTTTTAACGGAACATTCGCATTGTTAGATGAAGTGTTAAAAGAAGGCTGCATCATTAATGCAGAAGCAGAAGCTTAAGGAGGATGCTTATGTTAAAAGCAGTAAAGGCAAATAAGGAGTACTCCATCAATGAGGATATGAAGCAACGATATCTTGATGATGGATATGATATTTGTGATGATAAAGGAAAAATCATTGAGCATTCGCCGAAAAAGAAAATCGAGTACAGCGAATATGCAAAACTTAAGGAAAAGAATCAGGCGCTTAAAAAGCAATTAGCAGAATTGCAGAAAAAGGCTTCTAAGAAGTCAGGCGAAGATTCCGGTGAAAAAGAAACTAACAACAATAAGGCGGATGAATAATCCGTCTTATGCTTTTTAAGGAGGAAGTACGTATGTATGTAACTTCTGAATATTACACTGATACTTATGGTGGAAATATCATATCTCATGAAGAATTAGAAAAGAAATTATTCATCGCTGAAAAAAGTATTGATCATCTTTGCTTTGGTCGTATAAAAGGCAAAGGATTTGAAAATTTAACTGAATTTCAAAAGGAATTAGTACGTCGTGCCGTATGCTTACAAGCTGATTATATTGAGCAATTCGGTGCTTATTTAAACAGTCCGATGAAAAGCTATACAGCTGGGAGTACACGGGTCGAGTTAGCGAATGTGACTTGCGGAGGTATTGCTACAACACAAGAAATTATCAATCTGTTAGAGGATACAGGACTAAGATGCAGGGTGCTTTAATCAAGAGCCCTGCACCGTTTCCGGTGTGGGAAGCAACCGCAACTGTGCAAATCTTTCAAGAGATCGATACTGAGGATCAAGGCCCCCAAGAAACACTTATTTATGAGGGTAGAGCGATTTTCGATCAAAAGGCTGTTACCACATTTAATGCTGATAGTAAACAAGTAGCGTTAAGCGGCAAGTTGATTATACAAGGAGATGTACAACAAAACGGCAATATTGGTGAAGTACAAGGCTATGTTATTGTGAATGGAGATAAACGACAACTCTATCAAATGAGTAAGCACATTTTGATGGGAGTTGTTTACTCTACAGAGGTAACATTGAAATGAAAATCAGTAATGTTAAAATTGAAATGAATCAATCGATAATGAATTTACTGAAAGATGCGGCTGATAGGGCATTGGAATTGACGGCTGAAGCCATTCTCTCTGATTTAGTTTCAAGAGCAGTGATTCCAAAAGATACCGGTGAACTTGAACGTAATCACTTTGTTACAAAAGTCAATAATATGGCTTATCAGGTTGTATCATCATCTGTATATTCAAGGCGTTGGTATTTCAATCTTGATGGCGCTACATTCCAAAAAACAAAAAATCAAAACGCTCAAGATCACTGGATGGATTACTATTTAGACGGAGAGGGTAAGAAGTGGATTATTAACACTTATATGAATTTTTGGAAGAAAGAAAGCAGAGGAATCATAAAATGATGACATTAAAACAAGTGAAGGATTGGTTAAAAACCAAGGTTGATGCAGATTGTTGGAAAATCGGTGTCTATGATAATACCAAAGATAAGACAGTTTGTGTCCGTAACCTAGCAAGTAATAAAAACAAGCTTGCGATAGGTGGCTTGTCTAATACTATAGCGTTTGTAAAAGGTATTTCTATTGTTGTGCATTGGACAAAAAATCCTGATGAATCAGAAAGAATTGCACAGAGCGTTTATGATTTATTCTACGGTAAAGATTTAACAATTGATGATTTTAGAGTTGTAAAGTGTGATATGAGAAACGATGAACCGGTATCAGTAGGAGTTGATAACTCCGGGATATATGAATATGTAATTGAAATTTGGATCACTTACGAAAAATTAATTAAGGAGGTATAAGTATGACCCAAGCAGTTAAGGGAACATTTCCCGTTTATTATTTTGATTTTAAGATCGGTACAAAAGGTCTTGCGAGCGTTGAGGCTGATATGGTTTCAATCGCTGAAATGGAGAGTCTCGGTTTTGGTATTGAGGGAGGAATAGAAGAATGGACGTCTATGACTACACGCGGCTGGGCAAGCGCGCTGATGACAGGAAAGAAATTCTCTGTGGAAGCGAAAGCAAAGAGATGTGTCGGAGATGCAGGAAATGATTATATCGCAGGAATCGCTTGGAAAGACGGTCTTGATTGCGATACAAAAGCTTCAATCACATTCCCGGACGGAAGTAAATTAGAGTTTGATTGTGTTGTGGATGTTACGAATGTTGGCGGCGGTGACAGTACGAATGTTGCGCCTTTAGAATTTAAATTGATCGGTAAAGGCAAGCCTACTTATACGGCGGCATCCACAGGAGAATAAGTATGGCAAAAATGTATGATATTGTTGAACGATTAAAGCATAAAAATGAAAAGCCATTTGTAAAGATCGATGAACATCACAGTTACACAATTGACACCAGTGTCGCAAAAGGTTTTGCGGTAATGAATCTATCGAAGAAAGCTGAAAAAGCCGAACACGAAAATGATGAAAGCTATGATAATGAAGCATTCGTTTATGAAATGATTGATCTTGCTTTAGGTACTGATGCTTTAAATTATATTCAATCTCAAAATCTTACGATGGATGCTTTAATCTTAATAATGGATGTTATTACGGCGGCGTATGCCGGTAAAGATCTATCAGATGAGAAAGCTACAAAAGAGAAAAAATCAAAAAAGTAAATCAATGGTATGATATCGAAGAAGATTGGGAACTCATAGAAGCCAGTTTTGCGATGCAATATCCTAATAAAGATTTGTTTGCAGATATGGAGTATAAAGAGTTTCTTATTTTGCTCAGCGGTATCATGCCGGAAACACCCTTAGGCAAAATAATACAAATAAGGTCTGAAACTGATTCTGATGTATTAAAGCATTACTCGGTCGAGCAACAAAAGATACGTAATGATTGGCTTGAAAAACAGCGAAAAGAAAAAATGAACTCAATGACTGAAGAAGAAAAGCAGTTAGAAATAAGGAAGATACAAGAATTATTTGCGAAAGCATTCGGATAGTATCTTCCTTTTTTTATCAAATGAAAGCGAGGTGTTAAAATGGCAGAAACAAGTGTGGGTAAAATTGGTCTTGACTTAGAAGCGAAACCGAAGTTCGATAAAGATTCGCAGCAACAAATCAAACAAATTGCGAAACGTGTAAAAGAAATGTTCGCAAATTTAGATGAAGATATATTTAAAAACCTTACACAAGGCTTTCAAGAAGCAATGGAGAACATGACAGACATAATAAAAGAACAAACAGAGAAATCTAAAAGTCTTATGAAGTCATTCATTGCTGATCTTGCAAGTATGAAAGTAAATGTATCACCTATAAATATGTTTCAGGATGATGAAAACGAATCCAAGCCTAATTCACGAAAAGGTACGCCAAATAAAACTAGGGGTCCGCCGTCAATTGTGAAAATGTCCAAGATTCAGCTAGATGATATTTTTAACGATGAAATGATGAAACAACATATTTCTGAGTTAGAACTACAGCTAGATCAACTGGATGACAAGGTTCTTAATTTGCGACAAAAACGGAAAATGCTTCTTGAGACGTATTCGGATGGTATGGATCCGAAAGCAGAAAATGAATTGAATGCTAAGGTAATGAATCTTGATTCACAAATTAGTGCGGTATTAGATAAAATGACTAGACTTAACATTGAATTAAAGGCATTTGATCGTCAAAAAGCTAAGGGCGGTCAAACTGTCAATCCTGATTCATCAATGCTCGCGAATGCTATTACTCAAATAAAAGGTAAGTTTCAAGGCATGGTATCCTCATTAGGTTCTACTAAGATTGGTGGTATATTCTTAAGTGGTGTTGCAGGAGCAAAATCGTTTATAAGAGTATTAACAGCATTAAAAACCGCTGCTTCAAAAGTAGTGACTGTAATCAGACAGGGATTCAATGCAGTAGCAGCAACCATTCGTAAAGCAACGACCCCGGTTTTGAGATTTGGAAAAGTGTTTTATGCATTAACAAAAATGACACGTCATCCAATTAATACAATAAGAAACGGATTCAATAAGTTAAGAAGTTCCATAACGGGTGTTTCTAAAAGTGCCGGTAGCAGTAGGTCAAGTTTTGGCCAGTTAGTGAAGTCTTTTTTTGTTTTTTCTATGATTTTTCCGTTAGTTAGCAGAGGCATTATGGCATTAATGACATCATTAAAAGATGGATTAATGACAAACGCACAATTTGCGACCAGTTGTAATCAAATCAAAACAAATCTGATGGCGGCTTTTATGCCTATTTATCAAGCAATATTGCCCGCTTTGAATGCACTTATGAGTGCTATCGCAAAAGTAACCGCTATGTTTGCCGGTTTTATATCAAATCTATTTGGAAAAACATATAGCCAAAGCGTCCAGTCGGCACAGGGATTAAACGATGCTAAAGATGCTATGAAAGGTTACGGCAATGCTGCTAAAGATACTGCAAAAAAATTAGGCTCATTAGCTTCTTTAGATGAAATCAATGTTTTAAGTTCCAGTGACGGTGCAGATGGTGGTGGAAGCGGCGAACAAAGCAAACCGTTGATTCCTACTGAATTTGACGAGACACCAATTAGTGAATTTACCAAAAAACTAAAAGATATGTTCAATAAGGGTGATTTTAAAGGCATCGGGAAGTTGATTGGTGAAAAGATTAACGAAAGCGTATTAAAACTCACTGACTATATCAGTTGGGATAAAATCGGCGTTCAAATCACAAGCACGATCAAAAATATTACTGATTTATTAAATAGCGCAATTGCAACAATAAATTGGGAAAATGTCGGACGTTTAATTGGTACCGGTATTGATACAGTGTCGAAAACAATCTATCAATTCATGACTAATATGAATTGGACGAATATCGGGAAAGCCTTCGCAGATGGTATAAACGGAATCTTATACAGTGTTGATTGGAATCAATTCGGTGCCACACTTGGCTCTTTTTTACAATCTAGTATAAGCGGCTTATATGGTTTCGTTACTACATTTGATTGGGCTTCATTAGGAAAGGCGCTTGCTGATGGGGTCATGGGACTGGTAAACCATGTAGATTGGAATCAGTTTGCAAGCACACTTGCCAACGGTATCATGGGAGCGGTAAAAGGTGTCCATAATTTCGTTGTAAATATCGATTGGGGCGATTTAGGTAGAAAGATTGCTTCAAGTATAAACACTTTCTTTTCAACAGTAAATTGGAGTGAAATCGGCAGCACCAGCAGCGAATTTGTCAGAGGTTTACTGAAAGCGTTAATTGAAGCTGTAGCTAATATTGATTGGTATGCTATCGGTAAGGCGTTCGCTGATTTTTTATGTGGAATTGATTGGGGAGGGTTAGCTTTAGATGCGATGAGGCTTCTTGGTGAAGGGTTACTCGCTTGTTGTAAATTAGTTGGTGGTTTTGCAATAGAACTAGGAAAGAATATAGTACAAGGATTATGGGATGGTATTTGCAGCTTAATGTCAGGCATAGGTTCATGGATACAGGAGAATCTCGTCGATCCTTTTATCAATGGTGTAAAAAATTTCTTTGGTATCCACTCACCAAGTACAGTAATGATGGATATTGGCAAAAACTTAATCAAAGGATTGTTCGGCGGGATCAAAAGTCTTGTCGGATGGTTGGTTGATGGTGTCGGTGGATTTTTTGGCGGTATTGGTGAAAAAATCGGTCAAGCTTGGGACGGCATTAAATCGGCAGCAGGAAGCGCATGGGACGGTATTACAAGTTACTTAGGCAATAAATGGGACAGCATAAAAAGTAAAGCTTCTAGCACTTGGGATAGTATTAAATCATCAGCTTCAAATGCTTGGGATAATATTAAATCAGGTGTATCAAGCAAATGGTCTGAAATAAAATCAGGTATCGGTGGATTTATCGGTGATATTAAAGATTCTGTTACAGGAGGTTTCGGAAGCTCTAAAAATTCTGTACTGTCTTTATGTACTGATATTAAAAACGGTGTTACGTCTAAATTTACACAGATGGTTACGGGACTGGATGGAGTTCCGGGTAAATTGTTTAACGTCGGTCAGGGTATGTTTAATTCGATGAAAAACGGTGTCAATAATTCAATCGGGAACGTTAAAACAGCAATAACTACAGGAATGGATAACGCAACATCAAGCTTAAAAAATCTATCCACAAACTCAAGTATATGGGGAAAAGATTTAGTTGAAGGTATGGCAAACGGAATACAAAATAATACCGGTAAAATCGGTCTAGCAGTTGGAAACATAGCCAGTAAGATAACATCAATGCTGCATTTCTCGCGCCCCGATGAAGGACCGTTGCGAGAATATGAAACTTGGATGCCTGATATGGTAGAAGGGTTAAGAAATACACTAAACTCCAGTTCTCCGCGATTAATCCAAGGAGTTCAAAACATGGCAAAAGCGATGTCGAGCGCTATAAATTTGGAGACTCCCGATATTGCATTTGCAGGTCACAGAGAAATTGATATAACCAATACGGTTAAACAGGATAATGAAGCAGTAAACAAACAGGATACAATAATTACCTATCTTGGATTAATTCTTTCAGAACTTATGAAAGATAAAGATACAATGTGCCATCTTCAAGTGATGCTAGGAGCAGAAAAGCTTAAAGATGTTATTTTGCAGCTTAACAAAGAAAGTATTGCAAAGACAGGAAAACCATTATTAGGAACATAGAAAGGGGTTAAGAGTATGAATTATAACGATATAAAAATACTTGTTAACGGCATTGCACTGCCTGAATCAGCACAGATTTCTATAGAGTATTCGGATCTTGACTCTGATACATCTATACGGCCGATAACAACAGGCATTCTGCGCAGAAATCCTATCAGAAAAAATGTTATGAAAATAACAGTGAAATGTGTGATTGAAGATTTTGATGAAGTAAACAATATGTTGTCAAAATTAACTGCTACACAATTTCCCGTTGTCTTATATGATAATGTTTCTAAATCAAGAAAAACAAAAACAATGTATGCAGGAAATAAAAAATTTGATTATAAAGTCGTTGGTGCAAGGATTATGACCAGCGGCTTTTCATTCAATTTAATTGAGGTGTAAATATGAAAATTCTATATGGTACTAAAGATATTAGCAATTATCTTTTATCTTATGAAAAGATGATAGAGTTTGAAAAGGATCGACTTATAGGAAATACGCCGGCAGCTAAGGTAGAGATTGAAATAGATAATACTACTTCTGCGGTAAATGCGCCTTATAACAAAATTGTATCAGTTTATGAAGGAGATAAAAAAATCGGAACTTATCGTGTTTATGATAAGCCTGAAAATACAGACAAAAAATTAAAATTGATAATGTATGATAACATGATGTCTTTCAATAAACCTTATCGTACTAAAATAGCTTATCCATGCGCGGTAAGTGAACAATTATTAGAGATCGAGAGACTTGCAGGTGTTAATATCAATTATCAGAATTTGCCGCAATCTCTTTTAAATAAAGAAATAAACTGGTATGACAATACTGTCAATATGAGGTTATTTATTGGTTGGATTGCAGAATGTGCAGGAATGAATGTATTCGCTGATGAAAACGGAAATATTGTATTCCGTGCTCTATCTAAAATTGTTAAGCATACATTAGGTTTGAATGATTTAGAAAGCTATACACTGTGTGATGAAATTAATATCAGTCATGTAGAATTCAACAACGGGTTAAAGATATTAGAGGGAGGTACCGCTGCTCAAGACACATTGTACATCAGCAGCGATAATCCATATATAAGTAAACAATCGGAAATAGATCATATTTACAATCTATTTAATGGCTTATCTTTTACTTCTACAACATCGGTTAAGGTTGTTGAAATACCTGAATTAGTATTAGGTGATATTTATGCTTATGGGGACTATCAGTGGATCGCGATGTCAGTTAAGACAATATATCACGGCGGTGAGTATGCGGTTCAGGAAATAAACGGAGAGTTCAGTTCTAAAGAATATCAAGCACTTTCAAGGCAGATAGGCGAAAGTACTAAGATAAGAATGCTTACGGTTGAAATTAATCGCAATTCTAATGAAATGAAAATTTTAGCAGAAGAACAAAAGGGATTAAGTGAATCTTACGCACAACTTGTTTTAAACACTGATATGATACAACAAACGGTTGAGAGGTCTAGTGAATCGATTTTTTTGATGGAAACAGGCAGAGGGAATATTTTTGAGAATTGTAATCAGTACATACGTAAGAAATCAACAGAAACCTCATTGAAATTTGTAGCCGACATGCCTTTAGGGGTCAACATGCAAGGATTGCGCAATAAAGACATCTGTATGTCAGTTGATATTTCAACCAAAGGCGCTGTTCCGAAAAGCTTAAACGGTCGTGTTGGTTGCAAATTTTCTATCACTTATACTGATGATACACAGGACTTGTTTCAGTTATGGTTTGTACCGGGTGTATATTATCTTGCTTTATTAAGGGGTCAAGCTACAAATGACATTAACAGACGTGTTTGGCGGCATTTTCATATTCAAGATAAAGCAATTAAATATGTTAGCAATCTCGGCATTTACGCTGATGTCAATGGTGATGTTATCTCAGTAGGTAGACCCAAAGTAGAATACGGCACTTATCCGACGGGTTTTGAGTTTGATCTCCAAGCTGTAAGAGATAGTGTTACTACGGTGAAAAAGAATTATACAGAGATTGAGCAAAAAACAAATTCATTGAGTTTGAAGTCGGTTGCTCTTGAACAGGAAGTAACGACTGTAAAAGGCAAGACTGAAACACTCGATAAGCGATTGCAAAGCACTGAAATAAAGTTGACTCCTACCGAAATTGTGAATGCTGTCAATGAAAAGGTTAGGGCGGATGGTAAAATTGTAACCACTTCAACAACACTTGATAAAGACGGCTTTCACATCAAAGGAAAAGGACTCGATGTAACTAATTTAAAAGGTAAAAAAGTATTTGATCTTGATGAAAATGGAAATATTGTAGTAACTGATATAATGGCGAAAAATGGAAGTTTTGAAGGCGTTATAACGAATAAAAGCGGCACTGCGACGGCTCAATTATTTCAAGGGGCATTAACGTTTTCTGATTCTAGATACGGGGACATGATCCTTGGGAATAATGGATTTTCTTTTTCCTCCGGTGGAAGTGCATATTTTACCTTAACAAATCAAGGGAGTAGTAATCAAACCGAATTTGAAACACAAGGAGATAACCCTTTAGTTTTTGCATGGAGGGATGGAACAAGCAAGAATAATATTATGCGTATTGCTAAATCAGTTGGTAACGGTGTGTTAGTGTATGGTGCGACTTATTATACAACAAGAACTAGCGTGTCTATTCAAGGGGATGTTAGAGGAGGAAGTGCTGGCGGACTTTTAGTTGAAAGTGCTGACGATATAACATTTCATGTTGGCGGCGATAATACTGTGGCGACATTATATTCAAGTTACATGAACATAAGTAAACCTGTTACGATATGGGGGGATCTAAACGTTACTGGTAGTAACAAACACAAAGTAATGCCTACCTCTAATGGTTATGTCGGTATGGAAGCTGTGGAATCCCCAGTTCCTATGTTTGAAGATTGCGGTACAGGTATAACTGATGATAAAGGCAGTATAACGATTTATTTCGATCCGACATGGTTAGAAGTAACTTCGACGGATAACGAGTATTATTTGTTTTTACAAACCTGCGGACAAGGTGAACTATGGGTGTCTGAAAGAAATGAAAGTTATTTCAAGGTACAAGGTACACCACGTCTTAAATTCATGTGGAATGTAAAGGCAAGGCAAAAAGGATTTGAAATCGAAAGATATAAAAAGGTTGATATGCAACAACCGCTAAGTAAATGCATGAGCATACATGAGCAAACAACATCTGAGATCAATGATAAAAAAGAAGCTAGGATCGAAGCTTATAAGGAAGTATACGATAACATCTTAAAAGAAAGGACTGAATTTAAATGAAAAAAGTAACAGCATGGACGAAATATGAAGATGGGGGATTTGTTGAAATCTCTTTTAATTATAAAGAGGTATCTAATGACGGCAAAATTATTAAAGATAATGCAAAAGCTAGCATAGTTGTTATGGATAATGAAATCATCAAACATATTCAAGCGGTAGAGCAGTTCTTAACAACGAAATTGGAGGATTAAACCATGCCAAAAATCACATGGACTGATAAGCGTAATTTTAATGATGACAGCGCTGTTCCCGCAAGCGAAAAAATAACAGCAGCTGATATGAATCAGATTAAATCTGTCGTCAATGAAAATTGTCCTGACAATCCAACATTTACAGGAAATATCAATGAATGTACAGGGGTAGGGTGTTATTGGGCGAAATTTGCTGATATAACAAACGCTCCCTATACTTCAGGCTATGGTTATATTGAAGTTTCTGTTTCAGGTGGAACCAAGCTTCAAAAAATTTATAGACATACTGAGGATGGCATAACTGAGCATTGGTCACGAGATTATGTCAACAATCAATGGTATCCTTGGAGAAGAGTTAGATTTACTACCACAGGAGATCCGGAAGAAAAGCATTATACAGGATCTAATTCTAACACCGGTACAACAGTAAATGCCCTTGTACAAGGGAATGTTGTGGGAATCCGTATCAGAGGTACAGTGCCTAAAGCAATTGCTACTCAATCCGGTTATATAACCGTTGGAACCATCTCAGCACTATCATCATTAATGACGAAGGGTAATGTCATTAAATATATAAATTGGGGGAAATTTCTTTTTGGGCAAATGCAAATCGAAGCGAGTACAGGGGCGATTAAGATCGGTTATACATATAATTCAGCTGGTGAAGCAATTAACGTACCTGCTAACCAAGCAATATATGTAGATGAAACAATATT